GTCTTTCTTTTATGCGGCTCACAATGAGGCAGGGGGAGTCCAAGTCACCCTTGGGGTACTATTTTCTCACTTAGGGGGGGTCACCCAGTTTTATCGCGATGAGAAAAACGGTTCAAGAATGACCGGGTAATGAAATCCAAATGAGAACACGACATCCCAAAAACCCAGTAAACATTAGAGAACTAAGGTGTTAGGATGACAAAATGACTTACACTATAAAAAAGTATACATATCACCCAAATCCTCCATAACGGGAAAGTTTGCTGAACTCAAGTCATTTTCTCATTCTGGGCGATTTTTTTGTCCTACACCAAGATTTGGGGCTATATAGTATATATGGACATCAAGAGAAAATCTCGACCTAAACCATGGATGGCAAAGAAGGCTGGACGCAACAGGAGGAGGGCGACGACCGGAGAGCTGGTCAAGCCGTTCACAGGAATGGGTGACAACAGCTTCTACAAAACTGATATGTGGAGGTCGACTAGGCAGGCCGTGCTGAATCGGGACGGTGTGTGTCAATGGTGTCTACATCTAGCTAGGGTCAGCGAAGCCACGGAGGCTGACCACATAATACCTGTCCGTAGGTGCGAGCAGGAAGGAGTTAGCCCATACGACCAGACCAACATAGTAGGGTCGTGCAGGTCGTGTAACTCAAGGCGAGCTGCGTACGAGGCGAAGGGCATAGCCTTCAACACGTTCGAGAAATGGGTTGACTACCTGAGAGAGAAACTTAAAAACCAAAACAAATGAAAACTATAATCGTGCCTACCGATGGGTGGGAAGACTGGGAGTGCGAGGCATTCGAACAGTACGTGCAAGATATTTCAAATGAATACCAAACAAACCTAACCGTAGTAATGGCGACAGACAAGCATTTTGAAATCGAGATGGACGGGGACGAGCCGCTGGTTGAGTGGATTATCCTTAATGCAAACAGCGAAGCAAAAGTGTTAGAAGAATGAACTCACCTACATGGTTTGTTGACGGGAAGGTTCCGTCGCGAAAAAACAAAAGCCCCGAGCACGACATACAAGTTGCCATCGTTGGGCTGCTAGAGTCTATCGACCCCAAGCCCCTTTACTCGGCGACGGTGGGTGGTGTGCGTTTAGCAATGCACACGGCAAAGAAGATGAAAGAGTCTGGCTACTCCAAAGGAGTTCCAGACATGCTCATCTTTGAGCCTCGAGGATTCTACAACGGTCTGGCCATCGAGGTCAAGACTGAAAAGGGACGCGCCTCTGACGAACAGAAGGCGTGGATAAAATCACTTAACGACCGTGGTTGGCGTGCTGAAATCTGCAAAGGTTTTGAGGAATGCGCTGACGTCATCTGCGAGTACTTTAACTTATACGAATAATGGCACACTCATATTTAAAAGAAGCGCTGGTGTCCACCAAGTACACACTGGGACAGTGGGCAGCCGAAAACACCGGGAACGGAGTAGGAAGAGGGCTCGGGCCTGAGATACTGGACCTAACGCTCGGTGGCTTCCGCCAAAGCCGGCAAATCGAGAACAATAAGGCGCTGCTCATGATTGAGCATATCACTCACCTCGGGTCCAGCGTCCAAGATGGTCGCACTCGCTCATCGCACGATATGCGAATCCACGCAAGAATGGGCAATGTGACAACCATGGCTAAATTGATTGACACCATCTATGACCGAATGCAAAACTACAGCGAGACGAGAGTCACCGATACCGTCAATACCCGCACACTCGACGTTAGATATTACCCTGAGTCTGTAGGGCTGGACTACCAGTTCGAGGACGAGTACGTTGCTTACCTTGACTTTCGAATAGAAATCACAGAAGTTTAATCACTATGGCAAACAAATCCACCCTACTCCAGTCCATGCGACAGGCAACATCTGAGGCCAAGGCGGAGGTTGAGAAAGTAGTCAAGAAAGACCTTTCCAAAAACCTTCCGCTCAAGCCGATTGTCTCCCTTGACCAAGAGGGTGAGAAGATGTTCACCATGGTGCTGGACTACCTAAACGACACCGGTCTGCTTGAGAGCGTCGATGTCGTAACCGTTACCATGCTAGCGAAAAACCTTTCCATGTTTGTAATGCTGTCAAGAGAAATTCAAACCATCGACGACATCGTACAAGTGTACGAAAACGGCAGCTCAAACGTAAGCGGAAAAATGACCGCCCTGTCCAAGGTTCAGGGTGAGGTCTCCAAGCTGAGTGCTAAGCTCGGTCTGTCTCCGATGGACCGTGCTCGCATGCTGGGCGCAGCGGTAAACGCCGCTAACGCCAACAGCAAGAAGTCAGACGGGGACGAAATCGACGACCTTGTCGGTTGACTTATCTAGATTGAACCGAATGTGGGACTACGTCGATGGTGTCCTCGACGGTTCAATCGTATCAGGAAAATATATCAAGCTCGCTTATCAGCGGTTTGTTGATGATTTAGGCAGAGTTGAGACGGACGAGAGCTTCGAGTGGGTATTCAATCCTACCGAGGCTGCTCGTTACGTGCAGTTTATTGAGGACGTGTGTGTCCACACCAGAGGAGAGTGGGCTGGACGTCAATTCATACTATCACCTTGGCAAGTAGCGTTCATCGGTCAATTGTTTGGCTGGGTGCACAAGGAAGACCCAAAGCGTCGCCGCTTTACCACTGCACACTTTTTTGTTGCTCGTAAGTCAGGTAAGTCGCAGCTTGCTGCCGCAATCATCTTAGCCATGGCCGTGCTTGACAGAGACGGAGCCGGCCAGTTCGTGACCGCCGCGACCAAGAGAGACCAAGCCAAGGAGGTTTTCGATGAGGTTCGCCGATGCGTGCTCAAGTCTAAACCACTTCAGAAGCGCTTCCATGCCAATCGTCAAGAGATTCACGGTCCTCGCGACGGGGTAATACGCCCAATTAGCTCGGATGCGAATACTCTGGACGGCCTGAGTCTCAATATCGGCTGCGTGGATGAGATGCACGCCATGAAAGACGGTGAGCTGTACCGAGTGCTCGCCTCATCCATGGGTGCGCGTAAGTCCCCCTTGATGTTAGCCATCTCGACGGCTGGCTTCGTCATGGATGGCGTCGCGACGGAGTTTGTTCGTGGCGGAAAGGCCGTTCTGGACGGAACCGCTCATAACGACAACCTTTTGTTCCTCATTTACGAGATTGACGAGGGTGACGACTGGGAAGACCCCGAGAACTGGAAAAAGGCGAACGCTGGACTGGGCGAATCTATTTCTATGGAGTATCTGCAGAAGCAGTATGCCAATGCAAAGCTGTACGGAGGTCGAAACATCACCGAGTTTCAGGTAAAGCATTGCAACCTTTTCGTGGGGTCGCAGGATATATGGGTAGAAGACGACGTCTGGATGAGCGAAGAGAACTGTGAACCAGCCACCAAGGGTCACGAAATAGACGAAAAGACGCAGAAACCCATAGCTTATCTGGGCCTCGACTTGGCGGCTACGGACGACATAACTGCCCTAGCCATCGCCACGGGCGACCCAAACGATGGCGTGGGTATCGAGGTTCACTACTTTTTGCCCGAGAGGGCGGTAAAGAAGCGTCAGGAGAAGGACGCGAACCATATATACGCAAGAATAGAAGAGTTTGACAATGTGCACATTACAGAGGGCAATGTTACCGACTATAACGTGATTCGCCGCATGATTAGCGGCAACTACGTCATGGACGGCAGAGTTCAGTACGATTCAGACAACCTGATGGAAAAGTACAACGTAAAAGGCATCGCTTATGACCGCTGGAACAGCCTGAACCTCATCCGAGATTTGGAAGGAGACGGCGTTCCGTGCGACCCTTTTGGTCAGGGTTACGCCTCAATGTCGTTCCCATCTAAGGCGTGGGAGAAGCTAGCACTGGAGGGCAAACTATGGCACGGTGGCGATGAGGTGTTGCGCTGGATGATGAGTAACGTAGTCATCAAGCCTGACCCTAGCGGTAACATCAAGGTCGACAAATCGAAATCGGGCGACAAAATTGACGGTGTTGTAGCTGGAATCATGGCCATCGGAGAGATGCTGACCTTCGAAGAGGAGGAGACGCACGACTTCGAGTTTTTCATGGAGGTCATGGGTGTGTAATTTTCGCCACCCCATCATTTTAACTATAATACATATATGGCACAAAGAAAAAACATATTTCAACGTCTTTTCGGTCGAGAAGAAGAGCGGAAGACCAACATTCCGACATTTGCTGGAGCCTCTACAGGTTGGCTTGGTGCCATCCACGCCCAAAGAAATGTTCTGGTTCAGGGCTCAGACAGCTTGCAGCTATCTGCTGTGTACGCTTGTGTGAGTAAAATAGCTGACACCATAGCTTCTATGGGGGTTGGAGTAGAGAGGAAGGGGGTTGATGGAGCTGCGGAACCCGTAGCGAACCACCCCTCGTCTTATCTGCTCGGGGTTCAGCCAAACCGACACATGGGCGCTTATGAGTTTTGGCAAATGGTCGTTAGCGACGCCCTGCTTTACGGACAAGGTCATGCGCTGATAATGCCTGACGGCGAAGAGATGTACTGGATTCCAGCCACGGAAATTGAACATACCGTAGACAAGAACACGGGGGAGCGGTACTACAAGTACCACGGAGCGCCCACGCCAGTGCCTGCCTCGCAGATGCTGGAAATCAAAGCGTTCAGAAACGAATCTCCCACGAAGCTACAGCTGCAGAACCTGAAGACAGCTAAGTCTGTTCAGGACTTTGGCGCTACCTTCTTTGAGAACGGAGGCATGCTCGGCGGAATCCTGACCACAAAAGAACCTCTGTCAATCGAGCAGATGCAGCAAGCGTCAGACCGGTGGCGTCAAGAATACATGGGAAGCGGTAACGCTCACAAGGTGGCAATCCTTGGTGGTGGCTTCTCTTACCAACCGCTTTCCGTACCACTGGAGCAGCTACAGTTCCTAGAATCAAAGAAATACTCAACAGAAGAAATAGCAAGGTTCTATTCTGTTCCACCAGCGATGGTAGGGATGGAAGGGAACACCGCATACAGCAATTATGAACAACAAGTGTTGCAATTTTTCCAAGGCACAATCCTGCCTTGGGTGCGAAGAATCGAACTCGAAGTTGAGCGAAAGCTGCTACGAGACGACAAGTCGCTTTCATGCCGGTTCGATGTCGACTCACTGCTACGCGCCGACTCCACCTCGCGAGCACAGTACTACCACACCCTGCTGTCCGACGGGGTGCTCTCAATCAACGAGGTCAGAGCTCGTGAAGGCTTGGCTCCGGTTGATGGCGGCAATGAGCATCATATTCAACTTAATCAAGTGCCGCTGTCTAAGATGGCTGATTATGCGTCGAAAGTCACGTCTGGAAAGTCTGAGAAAAAAACTAACGGCAACGGTGGCTCAGATAATGAAGAAAGACCGGGAGTTGACAATCAATCAAAAATGAACGAAGATGGCTAAGTACGGAGGATACCCCGAGGCTGCTAGGAACAGGGCAAAGGCCGCCCTAAAACACAAAGAGGAAAAGGGCACTAGCTGTGGAACCAGTGTGGGATGGACCCGTGCTCGGCAGTTGTCAAGCAACGCCAAGCTCGACCTATCAACAGTGAAGAGAACCTTCTCCTTCCTATCTAGAGCAAAGACTTACGACCAAGGTAAGTTCACAGATGAAAAGGGAAAAGACATCTGCGGGTCTATCATGTACGCCGCTTGGGGTGGCGACAGCATGAAGTCGTGGTGTGAGAGCACAATTAACAAGGCTGAAAAAGAGAGCCGAGCTGAAAAGAGCGGTGTCGGTCCAACGCTGAAGAAGAAGGCGGAGGACCACAATGAATCAGTTGACGCCTCCTATAAAAAGACTAGTCAGTCTACCTTGCAAACGGTTTACAACCGAGGAATAGGCGCGTACAAGACTAACCCTGAGTCGGTCAGACCCAGCGTCAAGTCCTCTCAGCAGTGGGCGTTTGCCAGAGTGAACTCCTACCTTTACGCGCTAAAGAACGAGAAATTCCGAAGTGGGAAGCACGATACAGACCTCTTTCCCAAAGGTCATAAATTATCATCGAAATAAATCACAAAACAAAAGAAATGGATAACCAAGAAAAAAGGTTTCTATCTTCAGATTTTGAGGTTCGTGACAAAGGCGGAAAGACCGTCGTAGAAGGTTACGCGGCTCGATTTGAAGATGAAACAGTGATTGGAGGTAAGTTCGCTGAGCGTGTCGCTCGTGGTGCCTTTGACAAGGCAGACATGAGCAACACCGTGGCTCTCTTCAATCACGACTGGAACCAGCCGCTGTCCCGCGCAGGCAAGGGGCTCAAGCTAGAGGTTGACGAGGTCGGCCTAAAGTATCGCTTTGAGTTGGGCGACCAATCGTATGCCAAGGACTTGGCGGAGAACATCCGAAGCGGAAATGTCTCCACAAGCTCATTTGGCTTTACCGTGGCTGACGACTCGTGGGAGCGCCGAGACAACGGGGTTCACTTGCGAACAATCATGGAGGTCGAAACATTGTTCGACGTCTCCCCGACCACACAAGGCGCTTACCCAACTACAGAGGTTGGTTTGCGTTCCATGGAGGCGGCGCTTGACCGAGAGGTTGAAGAAGAGCTCCGAAAACTTGAGGAAGAAGAGGAGGAAATGAAGATGGAAGATGAGGAAGAGGAAAAGCCTGAAGAGCGACCCGGCCACTACGAAGAAGAAGAGGAGGAAGAGGAAAATATGAAAGAAGAGGAGGAAGAAGAGGTCGAAGAAAAAATGGAAGAAGAAACAGAGGAACCGCCAGCTGAGAAAAAAGAGGCGGAAGAAGAAGACAATAAAAACGAAGAGCGTTCAGCTCAAAACAAATCTAAATCTAATATGGAAGACAACAAGAATGCTGCCCCAGCGGTAGTACAGGGACTGGGCGACGCTGAAGCTCGTGCCGCGAAGAATTTCTCTTTCGGTAAGTTCCTCAAAGAAGCAGCCAAGGGTCAGGTTACCGGCCTCGAAGCTGAGATGACCCAAGAGGGTACTAACGAAATGCGCAACGCGGGACTCAATGTCTCAGGTGGGTACAACATCCCAACCATGGTTTTGCGCTCATTGGGTACAGCGTCTACGGAAAGCTCATCAGGTGCGGCAGACGGTGCTACCGGCTTCGGTGGAGCAATTGGCAAGCGCGACGACGGAATCATGGAGAACTACGCTCCAGCCGACCTCGCTAGCAAGTTGGGCGTTCGAAACCTCACGAACCTCAACGGAGACGTTTTGATGCAGGTTCAGAGCACTTTGACCGCTGCCGAAGCAGTAGCTGAAGGCTTGACCAAGGCAGAGGCTTTGCCAGCTTTCGGCTCTGTGACTTTGTCACCAACTCGTTACGCTGCTAACGTAGGTGTTACTCAGCAGATGCTCGCTCAGTCTGGAGACGACATGGCTGCTTTCATCCAGATGGACATCCGTCGCGCTTTGGACAAGCAGTTCAACGCCGCAATCATCACTGCAATCGAGGCTGTCGACACTCCCCTCGACGCTACTGACGACGCCAACAACGTGTTGGACATCGAGCAGGCTATCTTGGCTGGCGACATCGACTTGAATGACGTTGTGTTCGTCGCGTCTCCTTCGGGATACCGCGTAGCTCGAACCGAGTCTCTCGACGTTGGTTCTGGATTGCTGCACGCTACAGACCCTAAGTCTCGAATCAGCTTGCTCGGAATGCCCGGCGTTATCTCTAGCCAAGCTACTGCTAACGACATCAACTTCTTTGACAAGAACCAGATGGTGACTGGCACGTGGGGTGGATTAAACCTCATCGTTGACCCTTACACTTTGGCGGCTGACGGAGTTGTTCGAATGGTGGCAAACGAGTACCGCGACGTTAAGACGTTGCAGTCTGGTGGATTCAAAACTTTGGCTAACTTGGGTGAGACATCCTAATAGCTGATAACTATATATAGGAAATAGGGGGAGCAATTGGGCTCCCCTATTTTCCCCCCAAGTGGAGGCGTAGACGCACCGTATGGCAGTATCCAGCGGCGGGGTTCGAAACCCTACTCCACTTCTAACATCCCAACGCAATGAAGATTATAAAAGAACATAACTACTACGCAGAGGATATGGTTCCATACGCTACCGTGCGCGAGCACCTGCGTTATGAGAGCGGAGATGCAGACGACCTCATCCGTGCTTACGTTGAGGCCGCTTGCGATTATATGGAGACAATCACCAACAGGGTGTTCTGCTCGTCGACTCCCGACGCGCTACACGAAGACCCAGACAACAGCTACTCGCTGACCATCACCCCCGAGGCATTGAACGCAACAGTGACTGTATACCTCAACCGAGGAGACGTCAAAAAGGTTCACGCTTTGCGTGGGATTACAGGGACTTGGGCTGTGACTAGTATTCAGTACATGAACGACTCAGACACCTACGTGGATTTTACTGACACGAAGGCTCGGGTCCGACTCACTGGCTACCCTGTTGAGATTAACTTCACCGAAGCTGAAGAACCAACCGACGCAAACGAATACGGCGTTGACCTCTACAAGGTCGTGCTCACCGGAGGCGACAATGTGAACGACCTGCCACGGCAGTATCGCCAAGCATTGCTTCTCTTGGTGGGTCACTACGATATGCACCGCGAGGCTGAAACCTTAGGCGCTGTTACCAACGAGGTGAAAGAGGGTGTTCACCGCCTGCTCAACTCTGTAAGACAGTATTGATATGGCAGTAAAGAAGCGACACCTACGCGCCGGAGACCTTACTCACAAGATTACGGTCCAGCAGTGCTCAGAAGGAATAGACGCCAGTACAGGTCAACTCAGTAAAACTTACACCAACTGGAAGAATGTTTGGTCGTCCATCGGCTACGTTGGCTCACCGTCTGCCGGCTCGTCTGAGGAAAACCTCAACGAACAGCGAACAGGTAAGATGAAGGTTGAGTTTACGTTTAGGTTTTTCCCGAACCTACGATTTAATGACCGCATCAGGTTTAACGGTGGTGACTTTGAGATTTACTCAATCCAAATCGTTGGCCGAAATCAAGCATACGTCGTACGTGCTGAGATGCGCGATGACCAATCAGACGGAAGCCCGACCGGAGTCAACCACTTAGGACAATTCTAATGGCAAACACCTTCGGCAAACAGAATAGGGTCGTATTTGACACCTCTCAAATTCAAGACCTTACTAGGCAGATGGTTCGATTCCAACACAACATGGAAGGGCGCACGGCCGAGAAGCTGTTAGATGGGACACTGCGTAAGGCTGTCAAGCCTTGGCAGAACGCCGTAAACGGCGGGAAGATGTACAAGTGGCTCGAAAAGAACGAGGGTCGCCTACAAGACCCGTTCGGCAACACTAAAATTAGAGGAAAGCGCAAGCACGTATACGGGCGTCGCGTTGGGCCGAAGCTCAAGGGTAAAACCGGAGGCTGGTTCGCTCACTTCTTTGCCACTCCAGCTCGACAAATCAAGAGGAAGGCCGAGAAGCGAGTTCCCTTCTTTAGCTTGTTTAGAGCTGAAAACGGCAAAGTGGCCGCACTTGCAAAAGAGGGCATCGAGAGATTAGTACGAACGATGGCCAAAAAATCATTTAGATAACTATTTTAAAATAACATAATTATGTCTACTGTATCAAGTAACGCGATGGGCATCTACGCCCTGAACGGAAATGTAACTAGCCCCTTAATCGTAAAGGTCGAGAGCACCTTTACCACCACTGGCGGCGCACCCGCTGGCCTAGTCGAAGACGACTACTATTTGTCTGTTGACTCTGACGGAAACTTCAACGCAATCGGAAAGGTTGCGAGTGGTGACACTAACTCCACTGACGCTACTGACGAACTGACCCTTTTGTCTGCAACTACCAGCTCTACGCTCGACGCTTCCTCTACTATCAACGAGGTCGCTGCACGTAACGGCTCAGGCGGTTCTACAAACTACATCGCTTCTGGCGCATTCAGCTGGAACTTTTCTGTGGACGGGCTGTTGGATTTGACAACTGGAAGCGGCTCTGCTACCACATTGATTGACGCAGCCCGCAACCAGCAGTACGTAATTGCTAAGTTCACTACCGACACTGCGGAGGGAGCAAACGAGGCGTTCTACGTAGGTCAGGTGCTGCTCGAGTCTGTGTCTGCCACTGGCGGCGTTGACGACTTAGCCACCTACTCTGCTACCCTTAAGGGATACGGAGACCTGTACAAAGGAGAGTAATCCATAGGATAATCTAGAGGGGGAGTCATTGCGCTCCCCCTTTTTTTTCACACATAACAACCACAACCATGAATACATCTAACACATTTCGAGGAGAGTTCGAGGTCGAATTCAAAGGCAAGGCGCTCAAGGCTTTGTTTACTATGAACGCAATCCGACTCATTCTGAACGGAGAGGGAATTAAGCTACAAGAATTTGATAAATGGGTAGCTGACGACCCTTTGACTTCAGTCCCTTGCATTGCATACTACAGCGTTGTAAACTGGCACGTGCAGAACGGCAAGAAGTTCGGCGCGAACAAGGAGCAGTTCATCGCGCTTATCCTAGACGGCGGCGACATTGAGAAAATTACCGAGGTAATTGGTTTGGCGCTCAGCCCAGAGGAAGAGCCGGGAAAGTAAGAGAGGATGAAGGGGACAGGGACAGTCTGCCCAACCTCGGAACACTGTATCACATGTGTATCCGAGGTGGGCTAGACCCCGACTCCTTTTGGGGCTACACGCTTGCCGAAGCCTCATCCTATATGAAGGGAATTCGTGAGCGAGACGACCTCGCATGGAATCACACCTCTTCATTGATGGCTCTGTATGCACAATCTAAAGCCAAGCGTGGCAAGAAAATCACGCTGGACGACTTCCACCCTTACAGGCAGATGGAGAAGGAGCAGCCCGAGCTGTCGCCTAACCAGTTGCTGGACAAATTTAAAAACTTCTAATTGTGCAGAACACTATAACCACAAAGCTATTGCTGGACTCCTCGGGCTTTGCAGCCGGGATGACGAAGGCAACGTCAAAGACTAAGGCGTTCAGTCAGCAGATGTTCCGTGCGGGACGAGACCTGTCTGCCGCTTTGACACTACCGCTTGCACTCGCGGCTAAGGGCGCGATAGAGACCGCCTCTGGCTTCGAGCTAGCGCAAACCAAAATTGCCGCCCTCTCTGGAGCGAGCAAACCGTTTGCCGACTTGGCTGCTACGGCACGAGAGCTTGGTTCAACAACTATCTTTACTGCGGAGGAGGTTTCGCAGCTTCAGTTGAACCTTAAGAAGCTGGGTAAGACGAAGAATGAGATTAAGGGTATACAGGAGCCCATCCTTCAGTTCGCACAAGCGCTGGACTATGGCATCGCTGAGTCTGGTGAGTTTGTAGTTCAGACGCTCAATCGATTTAAGGAATCGCTTACTGAGGTCGGTACACTGACCGAGCAGGCGGCTCACGTAACAAACGTATTTGCTGCGGCTGCGGCAAACAGTGCGGTAGACGCAGAGAAGTTGCGTTCCTCTTTGAACTACGTTGGCTCTGAAGCAGCGGCGGCTGGATTTAGCCTAGAAGAAACCACTACGCTCATCGGACTTCTGGCTGACCGTGGATTTGACGCATCTCGTGGTGGTACGGCTTTGCGTCGTATTCTGGCCGAGCTCGCCAAGGAGGGGTACAGCGCAGCGGAGACCATTGACGCCCTCCTTGACACTTCTCAAGGATACCGTGCAGAACTCGAACAGTTCGGTCTGCGTGGCGGTGGTCCAGCGGCGGCTATCGGTGGCTTGCGTGCTGAGTTTGAGCTGTTGCTCGATACCTTAAAGAACTCTGCAGGTTTTACGGAGAGCGTGGCAGACACTTTGGACAGCACTCTATATGCAGCGTTCAGACGAGTCACTTCGGCAGCTCAGGAGGCTTCTATTGCGTTTTCCTTGGAGTTTGCTCCGACCATCAAGAACATATCCAACAACTTGGCCAGCTTCTTTCGCAACCTCTCCAAATTACCAAAGCCGTTCAAGGCGGTCATCGTGTCCCTCGCAACCTTTACTGCGGCGGTCGGACCGGCACTGCTTACCATTGGCGCTTTGGGCCTAGCCTTCTCAACCCTTGGGACCATTGTGGCAGCCAACCCGTTGTTCGCGGCGGTTGCAGCCATAATCTCTCTTGGTACGGCACTTAATTTGGCAAAGCCTCCGATAGAACAGAACGTAAGGGCGACCCAGCACTTCAGCAAAGCCCTTGCCGAACAATATGGCGTTGGTCTGGACATCATCAAGCAGACAAAGCTCACTAATCAGCAGATGAGTGATGCAGTAGCGACCAAAATCAGAATCGCCAGCCTTGATAAGCAAATTGCCAAGGCTCAGGAAAGCCTGAGCAAAACGAACAACCCTCGCCGAACAGCCCTGCTGAACAAGCGAATCGAGGAAAACATCGCCAAGCGCAGAGAAGAGGAGGAGGCCATCAAGGGCGTGGGTGACGCTATCGATAAGGTGCTCGATAAGGAGGTGGCCTCAGATAGGAAGTCCAGCTTTTTCGGCTTCTTCCCTACGGAGATGACCGCAGAGGAAAAGGCTCGCCTTAGGGCTGCCGCCGAGGAACGGGCTAGGGTAGCGGCAGACGCCGCTCGCAAAGCACTGGGCGACCGCTTGGGGTATAACGACTTCGATATTGACCCGTTAGAAGACCTGAACGAAATGTTCGGTCGAGTAGACAAGGACCGCGACAATATTGTTTCCCGTGGCGTTAAGCGTATTGAATCGTACTGGAATGATATTGAGTCTGAGTTCGTTGACAACCTTGAGCCAATCGAGTTGCCGGACGACATCATCGAAGACGAGTTCGAGCTCATGAGCGACGTGCAAGTAGCAGCCGCCATCGAGCGATTCGAGTTCGCGAAGAACTACGTTGAGATTTGGGGCGAGCGGGTTCGAGCCGTTGCTGTGAACGTGGGACAGGCCTTCTCTGATTTCTTCTTTGACGGAATTGAGCAGAGCAAGACGTGGGCCGAGTCTTTTCGAGAGAACATAGTTGATGCCCTAAACGCCGTTCTACGAAAGGTGGTAGCGCTTATCGTTGCGTTCGGTATCCTGTCGCTTGCCTCTGGCGGTCTGTTCGGGCAAGGATTTGCTCAAATTGCAGACGCGGCATTGCAGGGACAGAACATCGGGCAGTTCATAGGGGCCGGCCTCGGCTTCCAACAACCAGACCAGCGTACAGTCGGTTCATTAAACGTAAGCGGCTCACTGGCCGGTACAGATATAGTATTAACAAATCAACGTGCAGGAACTGCGCTAGACAGAATCTATGGCTAAACGACTAACCAACACAACCTACAAAATGCCAGACGGTACAGGATACCGTATTGAGCTATGGGACAACAGCCTCGCCCCAGTGGGCTTGGGCTCGAAGCTGGAGTTAGGCGAAGAAGGATTTAGGATTTCATGGGAGGGGGAAGAAGATGCCCCCTCTCCTGTCTTCCTCCCTTCGGCATTGAACATGACGTGCATCGCAACACAGGTGCAGCGAACGGATATAATTAACGCTGTATGGGGTGACGAGGAATATAACTTGGTTGTGCGTGTGTACGCTACCGACGAGCTGGACAATGAGAAGTTGTTTTGGGCAGGAGTCGTGCTTCCCGAGAGCGTAAAAGAGTTTATTGAAGACGGCTTTGTTCAGATTTCATTCAGAGCAACCGACGGTATCTCTCTACTCAAGGAGATTAACTTCCTTGGCGCAGGCAATACGCGATACACTGGTGAGAAGGACGCTATCGAGTGGATTTACGAATGCCTTCGAAAGGTACCCACGCACAATTACCTCTTCTCCAACTTGGCCACGGATATGTTCCTAGAGGAGCGAATGATTATTCGGCCAATCACGGACACGTATACGGCCTTCGCTAACGGGGAGGCTGTGCTGGATTCTATTCAAATCGACAGCAACAGCTTGTATCAAGACGCAATCGAGGAAGCGAGAATACGAGACGGGTACGAGATGCGAAAGCCTAAGCGCGATGAGATATTTAAATCAACCTACGAGGTGCTCTACAACATCGTCGGCTCACTTGGTGCCACACTATGTCTAGGAGACGGGCGATGGCAGTTATTTGACCGGGAGCGAGTAGTAAATCAGGCCGACGACAGCGAGGCGGGGTACTTCTCTTGGTACCTTGATGGCACGTGGGAGCACACAGCAATTACAAACACCACCCCTATCGACTTCGATGCGGACGGAAAGCACTTGCTGTTAGGTGCCACACGTGGTGCAGCATTCCCAGCTTCAGCAGCTACTCAAAAATTCAAGGGAGCAGGCTCGGACCTTATTTTCCGAGCAGGAAAGGGCTACGAAAGCACCGCCCAATTTAATCGAGGAATCGTCTCATTCACTCAGAACGGCACTGCCGGACTCACTTTCGATATGCAGCATATATGGCGCGGCATCCGAGGCGGGGCTAACGATTTGCCTACCTACGCTCGGGATGCAGTCTTCGAGAACGCCACAGACCCTCACACGCAGGCGATGGGTACATTGTGGGGTGACACGCTCTCCAATCCAAATGACGGAAATGTCACTGGCATAAATATTCCCAACGGGGACGACGGAGGGGTATTTACTTTTCACATTTCTGGCAACGCCACTTTCCGTGGAACTAAGGATGGGTTTAACGATAACTACGGCCTCGGCACCATCGGGCTGTACCGACAGTACATCGAGGTGAACGACGGGACGAACAACTTTCGCCTGCGGCGCCGAATGCGTAGCTACCCGTACAGCGCGGATGGCGACTTGGTTCAGGTAGATATAGACGAGGGAGTTGCTCCCAATTATATTCCAAAGTTCTACGAAGCTGCGGAGTGGGTTAAGGATACCGACTCACGGTACCCTACGGCTTACTTCGACCTGATGATTGGGGCTGACAAAACTATTATTGAAGAGGGTGAGATTGACCAGTTCCTAACTAGCGACTTCACCACTACCAAGTTCTATACCCCGCCTCAACTCATCGCTGACGGGGATAATGACAATATACTTGTTAAAGCGTCCAACGGCGAGCGCAACCATTACGTGTGGCGCTTCAAAAACACCATCACCACGCCAACCGTGGCCGAGGGTGCCAGTACCGGGGACTTCACCTCATTCAAGGTGTGGAACCCACGTTATGTTGAGATTCCAGCCAATAGCGCGTACGCTATGTACCGCAACAGCTCTGGCACGGTTATTGACGTGCAGCTCACGGAAGCGCTTGACAACACGGACCTAGGCAAGATTGTCAACGGTTCAGGCACGTACATCGATGCAGACACGGACGGGCAGGGCTACAGCTATCGCACGTACACCGAGTCTCTGCTGGGTGGACATCCGACCAACCGTAATAGTTCAACCGAATCGTTCGAACTCAGCGGCATCGAGGTGTTCCTTGGTGACGGAACTAAGGAGTGGGACGTCGAGTCATTCGAGACTCTCTCTACACCGGTGGGCAGCGAGACGCTGCAACTACCAACCGTGGCGCTCGGCACGAGCTATGTCAACAATGGCAACCGCTCCTTCCGACGCTGGAAAGTTACGCATCCGTCAGGGGGCTCTCAGGAGGACAACGTCAAGTGGGTAAAGTTCAACGACCCGACCTACACGTTCGACTCAATGGGCTCCATCTGTGCATACAAGGCGCTGCAGGTTCGTGGAGAGATTCGCCAGATTATTAGCGGCACCGCTATTGTGAACGGAGCAGACTACGGAAAAGAGTTCCTGTTCCCTTGGCGCATGTTCAAGACGTCGCAGTTCGGCGGAGGCTCCACTGAGTACTTCGTGCCTACCCGCATATCAATCACAGGCGACGGTCGTACACAGTTGTCCGCAATGCTCGGAGCAAGCTGGACGCACAAGCCCACGACTACGACGACCGAGACTACAGGCTTCTCTGGAGATAGTACCGGCTCGGGCGGGTTCGGAGACTTCGATAACGACGGTGACATCGTTCGTATCTTTCAAAAGGCAAGCGCAGCCGTTGACGTGACCGAGCACCTCGACGCTACCGGCTTCACAGGTACAATGACTCTCACCGAAATCGAGAGCAAAATAGACAAAGTTCAAACCACCAGTCCAATTACCGACGATGACCTCGGAGGTGGAGGGGGCACTGGATTATTTGGGGACTTGTTTCCCGTATTCATTAAACGATTCTAATGGCAACTCAGTACAAACTCATAGTAAAAGAGAACGTATCTGCATCCACCAGTACTATCGCCTTGACAGCAAGCGCGGCCAACACGGTCGTTGCTTCTGTCACGGGCACGGACAGGAGTGCGTCAGCTAACGTAGAGGTGTTAGTTAAAAAGTCGGCGTCTGGAAGCGGTATTACCGAGCTCGCATACGCCTCTATCACTACCACTACACCAACGGAGCTTCTTACGGCACCGATTGCTTTGGAGGCAAACGACGTGCTGTACGTTCGCACATCAAATGCAGGCACAAACTTTATCGTATCATACGTAGAGGACACGGAATCCGTTGCGGGACAGGCCATCAGCGTTCTGAACGACGTTGACACCACGGGAGTAGCCGACGGGGATGCCCTAATCTACGACAGTACAAGCGGTAACTGGGAGCCCGGCACTGCCTCAAGCGTAGGTGTGATAAACGACCTGACCGATGTCAACGCTTCATCTCCTCTTGACAATCAAGTATTGTCTTGGGATTCGGCAACTAGTAAGTGGATTCCCGACGGGCGCCTTTCATCGCTTTACACAAACATCAAGGAAGGCAACACCACCACACTTACTGACGGAGCAAACTCAAACTCAAGAATGGAGCTTACCGGTACCACAGCGACCTTAAAAACAGGGGTCACTGAGGTAAAGATGACAGAAACATCTCCCGGTGAAATTGACCTAGTTGTTGCAGCTGGGGCTTCGGGCAGTGAGACGGCGTTTACCGCTGTGGAAATTAACGGCACAACCACAGCCAACAACGCTGTGTTCGATGTGAAGACAGGCACTCGCCTGCGCATAGAGAGCAGCACCAATGACTTGGCAACTATTCGTAATCAAGCATCGGCGGATACTGTTATTGATTTGCCGACATCTAACGGCACGCTTGCCTTGACTTCAGAGCTGTATACGGATGCGGACGCGGATGGTCAGATAGCAGCAGCTAGTGTCACAGACCTATCAGACGTAACGAGCGCAGGTAGTGGGGCTATTATAACTTCAGCAGAGCGCACTAAGTTGTCAGGGATAGCTACAGGTGCGGAGGTGAATGCTGTTGATTCAGTCAATACGCAGACAGGGGCTGTTGTGTTAGATGCAGATGACATTAGCGATGCATCAACAACTAACAAGTTTACAACTGCTGCAGACATTACAAAATTAGCAGGCATCGAAGCAAGCGCAGACGTAACAGACACGGCTAACGTAACCGCAGCAGGGGCGTTAATGGATTCAGAGGTAACCAACCTTGCACAGGTCAAGGCGTTTGACTCTTCTGATTACGCTACTGCGGCACAAGGCACAACGGCTGACAGCGCATTGCAAGATGTCGTTGACGACACAAGCCCACAGCTTGGTGGGAACCTAGACGTTCAAGCAAATAGGATTACCACAAGCACGACTAACGGTGACATCGAACTTGACCCTAACGGCACGGGTTTGGTGCAAATAAACGGCGACACCAACGCAGGTGCCATAAAATTGATGTGCGAAGCCGGAACACATGGCGTGAGTATTGCAAGTCCACCGCACAGTGCCGGCGCCACTTATGACTTAGTGCTGCCCAATAGCGCTGGTAGCGCTAATCAAGTCCTTAAGACAGACGGAAGCGGCAACTTGAGCTGGACAAACCAAAGCACGGGAGGGGGTTCGCCTACGGCATACGAAGAAGACTCTTTTGAAACCAGCGCCAACATAACAATGAACAGCGGTGTTTCTACTGCGTCAAATAGGGTTGTTGACATCATGGGGGATGCCTTGGCCGCTAAAGACAACGCAAACGCCAAAAAACTTCTCGGTTTTCATACAGGAAGCGGAGTATGCGTGCTACAGGGTATGGTTGATGCGGGAGCATCCATATCGGGTGCAAGCGCGGGGTCTCCTTTGTGGCTTGGCGCGTCGGGGGCATTTAGTGCCACAGCACCAAGTACCGCGAACGAATACTCCCGTGTTATGGGATACTATATTGCCACGCTGCAAGGAGGCGAGGTTATGTGTTACTTTAATCCGTCTATTGACTGGATTCAAATTGATTAATAATGGGAGAAATTTCAGGAATATCCACATCAGACATCGATAACGTCGATGGATTTTTTACGACACAAAGTGGTGGCGGTGGCGGGTCAGGCGTCACACCTAATAGTGTAAGCAACACAGGCACGCAGATGTACGGCAGTGCCTCAATTTGGGCAAATCCAGACGTTCCAAAAACTTTCAATGTTGGGCCAGCGTCTACTCACACGTTTACAAAGGTCGTGGCCCGTCAGAATGCTTTACAGTTTCACGCTATAAAAAGCGATGGAACTTTGTGGTATTGGTCAGC